TTTGAAGGTAGTTTGAGGAGTTCCAAGGAACATAATCCTGGAATCCTTCTTTGGAGTAAGTATTGATTCACATTCAGTTACTAATTGAAGTAATTTTTCTCTTTGTAGTTCTGTCATAGAGTTATTTGGTACCTCTACGTCATCCAGAACCATTAAATCAGCACGGCTTCCAGTAAGCTGCCCAGTGATACCAACTGATTTGACAGAAGGAGCTTGGTGAGGTGCAGCTGGGCCAACGTCAAATGAGACTCTTGACCATCTTTGATCATCGTTTTTAGGTTTTAAATGGCTCATCCAGGGTACTTCCAGGATAAGTCGTTGACAAAATATAGAAAACGAGTCGGCTCTATCCTTAGATGCCGATACAACCATGATCTTTTTATTAGGATCATTAAATAATGTCCATAATACAAAAGCTGCAGTAATCCAAGACTTACCTACACCCCTAAAAGCCTGTATCTGTAACCTTTTTGGACCAGTTTGTAAGTATTCTGCTATACAAAGTTGTGCCCTAGTAGGTTGAGGTAGTGCTAAATGTGTCCATACAGCAGTTAAAAAGAACCTAAAGTCACTTTTTAGCTGTGTTGCTATTGTATTCTTTGTAGTCTTTTTCAAATTGCTCTATCCCTTTTTCTGTAAGTACATGGTGATACATTTTATCTAATACACTCGGAGGTATAGTACATATATCTGCACCAGCATAATGAGCTTCCATTACACTTTTAACATCTCTAATAGAAGCAGCTAACACCTGTGTATCTGTACACATTGTTACATGGGCACAATCTTTAATTAATTGTATACCATCAAATGAATTATCATCTAATCGTCCAACAAAAGGTGATATATAACTAGCATTTGCTTTAACAGCTAATAATGCTTGTGCTGCGCTAAAGACTAAAGTGACATTAACATTAATCCGTTGTTCTCGTAATAGTTTACAAGCTTGAAGCCCTTCTCTAGTACAAGGTACTTTAATAGTTGCTACGTTACCAAACTTTTGATGTAATCTTTTACCTTCATAGATCATATTCAATTCAGTACCTACTACTTCCATACTAATGTCATTAAGACCTAGATTTTTTAAACTCTTATAAACCTCTTCAGGGTCTTCCCCGCTTTTACGGATAAGAGTTGGATTTGTAGTAATACCTTCTACAACGCCTGTGTATAAATGCTTATGTACAGCTTCTACATCGGCGGTATCAAGGAAGATTTTCATATTCAGTGGTGATGCTTATTTGGTCTAATCCCAGTACTTCACTGGGTTCTTCTTTGTATTTTGCTTTAATTTTAACTGTCGGCATGGACCAATGGTACTGTTTGACAGCTAAATCTATAGCTTTTTTAGCTTTATACGCTATGTATTTAGGTTCAATTTCTAAAAGTATCCAAACGATTGCCCATCGGAACGGTTTAGGTACCTTACGGGCAATCTCACGAAACGTAACAAGTTTCAATTCGGACGGATTCAGAAATTCGTTTATTGAATCCATTGTAGTATTCGGTTTTCTCTAAAGGGATCGGGCGGAAAATTAGCCCGAAACCATTCTATCCAGTTTGTACTTCCTTTACTTTGATTACACGCTCTACATGCGGGAACACAGTTTGAAGTAATATTAGTACCTCCCATTGTTCTGGGATGTACATGGTCAATGGTAAGATCATGTTCATGATGTTTCTCTCCACAGTAAATACATTCATAATTGTTTGCCTCCTTTATAGCTTTTCTCCAGAGTCGTTTTGCATCCGATGAAGTCATAGCTAATAGGTTGTAAGTATAGTGTTTAAAGGTTGGAAGTACTGGTGTCATTTACGACTACGATTACGTGCTCGGTTTTTAGAAGCATTTTCTCGGACTAAGGTTCCTCGTTTAGTGTGTGAAAAATCCTTACCGCCCTTACCGTATTGCCCAGCCTTCCGCCTGGCACGGTTAAGTTCGGCTCGGTACTTCTTATTGATTTTGAGTTTATTTCGTCTTCGTTGGGCTGCGTTCTTTTTGAGTCTGGAAGCGGGGTTATCTCTGTAATTTCGAGCACTTCTTCTTAATTTATGACGAGGAAGACGTTTGGGAGCCATTATCTATGTACCGCTTTTTGTACTGCATCAAAATCAACTTTAGGCATAAGATCAGCTAGCTTACCAAGAGGTGATCCATCAAAGGCAACGCCTGTAATATCATTCTTGTATAACCAGTCTGCTGCTGCTTTGAGGTCTGCAGTAGTAGCTTCACCGTTTCTAATTCTGATTAAAAACTCTTCAGTTACTAATTTATGTAATTCATTGAATTGATCTTCTCCTGCTCTTCTTGGTATTTTGCTAACTGTTGTCATTATTCTTTAAGCCCTGGAAATAAGTTTTTCTTGATTAGTGATACTGCTTGATCATCAATGGTGTTATCCGTAGATTCTGCATAAGCTTCTAACAGCGAGATAACAAGTTCCTTAACTGCGTTTGAAGTTAAGAATGCCATTAGGATTGGTTTGATGATAATCATTGTTTATAAGTATGTAGTGGTTTACTCGGATTTTTCTTTGGATTTTTCTTTAGATGCTTTAGCAGCTTTCTCTATGTCTTCTGCTTTAACCATGAAAGACGTTTTAACAACAGGCTTTAAATCATTAGGGCCATCTAAAGGTGTTGTATCAGTTTTACTTTGAATTGTAAATGTACTCATTTGCATTTAGGTTTAGGTTTATGCCAAGGTTTATACCAAGGCTTTGGTGGGCTTTTACATTCAAGCACCTGTTTCTCTGCCTTTTTCCATGCAGCTATAGCAATTACATCACTACACATGTGATATACACGTGATCCAGGAACAAGCATGAAACCTTTCTGTTGTAGTTCAGCACAGTTTTTAACTCTGACTAACTCATAATCCAGTTTCATTTTACTTTCTTGTTGTGCTGCAATTGATCTACAACGTCTTAAACCTTCTCTATCTAATGGCACCATAAAATTAACTTGGAATCCCCAGTTTTCAGCTACAGTATAGCTCTGTTGTTCCATAGCATCATCAAATGGTGTTGTATGATTCCCCATATAGAATGGAGAAAAGGTCATGGTACTACCATTACAGCTTATGTTTGGACCATAAACTTGTCTAGATGGAGCACCATTATTTTGGAATTGCACCGCTTGGTTGGTGACATTTCCCGTAGCTGCTGCCACAGGATTACTTACATTATTCGTGTCATCTTCAGCTCGGACTGGTCCTATTGAGAGAAGACTGATAATGAGACCGTAGTAGAGGAAGTATCTATTTCTCTTTCTATTTCTGTCACTTCTAATACCTGACTGGCTGCTCTTGTTACTATCTCTAGTGTAAAGTCGCTTCCAGGCGTTGTTAGAGTAAAGACTGAATCGGAATCCACTATACCACCTGAAGAGGTTGAAGTATGGGTTATATTGTCGCCTGACCATTTGTTTAAGGCTGAACCATACGTTGTTATTGTGATTTCCTCCACAATTTCTTGTGTTGTCGTTGTGGTTGAGTTCATACTCCCTTGAGTGAACTGTGGTGTCACTAACTCTGCTTTCACAGCTGTTGGTGACAAAAGTAACAGCGTTAACAACCATTTTTTCATTCTTCTTGTTTCTTAGCCATTGGACAATTGACGGGTTTAGTACCATTCTTATTACCAGTAGTTAAGCCAAAAGTGGCAAGTGCTCCCGTAAACACACTGGCAACGAACGTGATATCTGAGTTACCTGATTTCTTAACCATTGGTAACTCAACATAATTCATGGTTATTATAAAGCCAGACCAAACTACTACGCCGAGTCTAACAAATGTACCAAGAATTTGGATTTGGTGTTCTTGATCCTCTGCAGCATCTTTCAGCTTTCCGAGGAGTCCTTTTTTTTCTTCCTGTTTTCCTTCCATTTATTAACCTTAGCTTGTAATTGTTTCTGAACTTTCTTTTTAATTGGTTCAAATAAAGACTGAGTAACAGTAGTTGTTGCTACTGCTATCACAGCTGTTGTAACCGCTGTCACTACTACCGCTGTTTCAGGTATTGGCATCTGTATGTCAATAACAGGAATCTTTAGAGTAGGTGGAGCTGGTTCTTCTGTTGTCTGTTCCTCCTCTACCTCCTCAGGTGGCTCTAAATCGCTTGGAGGTACGACCATAGGCTTATAAGCTGGAACGTCCGCTGTAGGCGGTTTAAAGTACAACTGAGGGATGTCTAACGCTTTAGGGAGGTTAGGGGTAGGTAGAGGAATTGACATTAACCAGCCTCTAATGCTGCTACTTTAGTTTTTAATGTTTCTACTTCAGCTGATAGTTCTTTAACTGCTTCAATTAATGGTCCAATTAAACCACTATACTGAAGTGTTTTAGTTCCTTCCTCACCTTCTACTAAATCAGGGTATACTTTCTCTACATCTTGGGTAGTGCAACCTATAGATTTAACACCAGTATCTTTAAATTCATAAGAATATCCTTTTAATTGTTTGATATTACTTAGTGAATTTGTAAGTTGTTGAATATTATTTTTTAATGCTGCATCAGATGTTTCACTAACACTGCCTGTTACTGTACAACCACTGCTAGTAGTATTGATTTTAATAGCATTATCATACATTATATTAACAGTATTATCAGCTATAGCTTCTATCATCTTATCTCCACCTGGACTGTTTATGCGTACATATGCACCAAGAATGTGCATAAATCCAGTACTACAATTTAACGTCCCGTGAGAACCAGAATGGTATAATTGCAGGTCATTATCGGTTCCAAGTTCTATATTGACATTATCGCCATAACGTACACCACCAGTAGTCGTCTCTAGTTTTTTACTATTATTATAATAAAGTTCACATGCACCATCCGCTAGAAATTTAGCTACTGTTTCAGTACCATCACTTTTATAAATACTAAAATTATCAGCTCTTACATAATTCCAAGTTGATTCTGTCTGGATTGTTTGGCTAGCACATTTTACAAAATATTTAGAAGCACTATTATCCCAATAATGTTCAACGTCAGGTGCATCACCAAAACGTACTTTAACACCATCGTTATAATCAGTACCTGTTGCTCCTCCTGCTCCTGATGCTGGTGTTGTCCAACTTAATTGACCCGAACCATTAGTTTTTAAAACTTGGTCTGCGGAGCCATCAGCTTGAGGGTATTTAAGACCATCAATTATTACATCTCCAGAACCGTTAGGAGTAACAACTATATCGTTATTAGCTCCATCTTCTATCTCTATAGTTCCTGAGTTTGTGCCAGCATTGGTACTTAGTGTTAAATCGCCAGTACCGTTAGTCGTGATAGCAACATCAGCATTACTATCTCCAACTCTTACAGTATCGGTATCTAACGTAACGTCTCCAGTACCATGAGGAATAATAGATATATCAGAATTTCCACTTTCACTTTTTATACTAAAGGTACCAGTACCTGTACTTATTATTTCTTTAGCAGTGTCTGCCGCTACATCACCAACAACAACTTGGTGTGCATTAAGAAAAACTGAACCAGTACCATTAGGGACAATACGAATACTTTCGTTAGTAGTACCACTAATAATACTATGAGTTTGAACATCTAAACTCCCACCTAGTTGAGGTGAGGTATCAGAGACAACATCTGAGCTAACAGTCTGCCAACTATTATCTCCTCTTAAAAAGGTGGAACTAGATGCTGTACCAGTAGCTGATAACTCAGCAATACCTACAGCATCATCAGCTAGGTGCTCATTATCTATAGATCCATCATTATAATGTTCTGAATCTATAGAGTTATCGGCTAGTTTTGTTTCATCTATTAGATCAGCTGTTAATCCAGCAGCTTGTACTTTTGTTAATGCCATTAGTCTGCTGCCTCCGGTGTGTTACCTGCTGCTACCCATTCATTGTAGGTAATACGATCACTATTAAGTGGATCATTTGGAATTACAGTTACTGAGCCATCACCGTTATTTCTTTGAATAGTACCGTGCTCAACTAGAGAACCGTCTGGTTTTTTGTATTTTGTTTTTTTATAAGTAATTGCCATAATTAAAGCTCCGCAGAGATGTCAATGTATCCAGCAGAATCATACATATACAAACCGTAGACATTACCACCAGTTAAGGTAGCATCAGTATCAATACCTAAATCTAATTGGTTAGGATCACTCATATTTAACTGAATTGTAGCTTGGTCATTACCTGAAGCTTGCTGTCCATTAGATACGTCTAGTACTGCTGCAGATGGTTTTGCAGTTACAGAAGGAGAAGCTCTCATTCTTGTAGGCAGTACTCTTAAGAATTTTGCATCATCAGAGTCATAACCAAATCCAACAGCATAAATTGTTGAAGTATATATATCTCCATCAGAACTTATAGTTCCTCCAGATCCAGCACCTAATCTTTGGTAGTATCTTTCACACCTACGAAATTCATCACCATACGATCTATGTTCAAAGTCAGTGGCAACGTCTCCTACTTCTAACTGAAGTCCTGTAAATTCAAACTCTGAAGCACC